TTAGCGGGTGAGATCGAGAGTGATGTCGTCGATGATCTTGCCGTTCTTCAAGGTCGATATGTTCGCTGCACGCATCCCATTCGGACCATCGAAATAGCACGCGGCGACACGCTCGGCAGGCAGGCCCAATTGGGTTTCGGTGTGGTAATGCACCATCGCCATTTCGCTGCCATTTTCTGGCCCGATGATCTGGTTGATATCCAAGCTGCTCTTGTCCTCGAAGCGCTCGGCTACCGTAAGGCACTGGCGTGATTCGTCGCTGGTGTAGGGGAGATAGAGCCCTTTGACGTAGATGAACAGTCCGCCGTAAGCAGCGCCTAGCCCCAGGCCGAGTGCAACGACGGTGGATGCTGTGATGATGGCGAGTTTCTTGCGTTTCATGGGGGTTCCCTCGATCGTATCGTTTTGTGATTCAACGTTTACTGAATGAAGTATCACGCGAAGGATCGAGGGGTTGAATCAGCGCAATTTGGTAATTGCGGGTTTTCGATGGCTGAAATAACTCAGCGGCAGGTATCGCTGGAGGGCACCGCCACGGGCGGTGTAGTTGAGCACCTTGATCTTGTCGCGGTCGAAGTAGTTGTCGATCGCGGTGACGTAGCGCTCATTGGTGTCGCGGACAAAGACGCCCACGACGTTGATGCTGTGGGCTCGCATGACGCGCAGGGTGTCATTATCCATGGCCCAGGCGGCGATGCCTTTCTTCATCGCCTCTGAGAGACGCGCCTCGCCGGCCCGGTAGATTTCGGAATGCTTGCGATACGCCATGTAGACGCGCTGACCGGAGTCGAGCGTGACGATGGCGCCGTAGAGACGCTTACCCTTCTTGACCAGCTCCAGCTTGTGCTTTGGTCCTAACTCGAACATCGACAAGCCTCCGCAGATAGATAGCGGTTAAGGTCGATTGCTCGTTGAGGAAGTGCCCGTGTGCCTGCTGCATGATCTTGCCGATGTGATCGATGGCCGTTACACCTTCCGGCTTCTCCAGCGCAGCATGGTTGAACGAGGCGTGTTTCTTGAGCATGGGCGAATACTCGCCATGATCCAGGCGCACGACTTCGGCGTAGCCTTCGGGCAGGGCGGTCCTGGTGTTGACCAGAGCAACCTTGTCGCCGGCACGCAGTCGATCGAACCAGCCCCGGCCGACGCGCAGCGTGTTGAACGCTCGCTCGACACCGACGATGGGCGGCATGAACCCGATGCTGGGGATATACTTCTCGCAGTGGCGAACCGACAGCGTCACGAAGTGCTCGGCGCGGTTCATCATCTGCTTGACGGGGCACTGCTCGTGAATACCGCAGGTGTCGCACAGCATTACCTCGCGTTTCTTTTCCGCGGCAGTCTCGATCGTGAAGCGGTTGTCTTCCGTGCGCTTCACCCAACGAGCGCGTTTCAATTCGATAGTCATGCCAATGTCCCAGTTGTCGCACTCGCATGACTATACGTTCCCAGTGATTGAGGCAGCTAGCGAATCAAGGCGTTAAGCGCCTATTCATCAGAAGAATCATCCTCGACGGTGATGTCGTCGACCGCTGCGCCGTCCAACAGCTTCTGAATCTCTACCTGAGTCGCCGGATCGGTTCGGATCATGCCCGCCAGTTTCTTCTTGGTGATCTTCTCGCCGTTCCAGTGGCAGTAGGCAGACTTCTTGCCGCCGGCCTCGATGATTTCGTGCTCGCACAGATACTCGACCAGCGAACCTTCGACATCGAAGTGTCCGGTGCCGTCCTCGTTGAACATGAAGTTCCATTTGCACTTGCGGAAGGGGGCGCTGACCTTGTTCTTGATGCACTCGGCGCCGATCTGTTGGCCGACCTTCGTGGAGTCCGTGGCCGACTTCTTGATCATCGTGCGGCCCAGGCGGATACGCACTGACGAGTAGAATTTGATCGCCTCGCCACCAGGGGTCGTTGTCGGGTCGCCGAACATCACCCCGATTTTCGTGCGCACCTGGTTGAGCACGATCACCAGGGCGTTGTAATCGTCCGCCGCCTGGGCGATTAGCTTGAACGATGCCGACGTAGCGCGAGCCAGGGCGGTGTTGTCGTTCATGTTGAGAGCGTCAGCCGACTTCTCGGCGATCTGTTGCGGCACCATCGAGGCCAGCGAGTCCCACACGATGACCATCGGCGCTTCCTTAGGGATCAGCTTCTTGTCACGCACGATCTTCATCAGGTTGCGGGTTTCGACCACCGTCTGTTCGTAGGTGATTCCCTTCTTGTAGACGAAGCGGCCGGGGGTCACGTCGAGACCGGACTGCTCTGCCTGGTTGGTGTCGAAGGAGCGCTCGTGGTCCCAGAATGCAGCGATACCGCCGGCAGCCTGGGCTGCTTTCATGCATTCGTTAGCGATCGCCGTCTTGCCCGAGGATTCCGGGCCGGACAGTTCGATGACACGTCCCGATGGCATGCCGCCGTCGTAGCGTCCGCTGACGATCCGGTTAAGGGGCGGGAACCCGGTATTGATCCAGATGCTGACGGTGGAGACATCGTCGTTCTTGCCGATAGCACCGGCGATTTCCTTGGCGAGATCGAGGCTCATGAGGCTTTCCTGAGTGAAGAGGGTGAGGCGAAGTCCACGAACGGTTCGACGAAGTTGTCGAAGTCGTTGAGGATCGAGTTAAAGGCGAATTCGCGACAAAACTCCCGAAAGGCATCCAGGTCCATCGCATTGCGGTGCAGCACCTGCACGCCGGTCGGCGAGGGACCGGTCAGCAGATTCATCAGCCGGACGTTGCGCTTGAACACTTCCAGCCGGGTCATCTCGGGTTCTTTCGGTGACGGCACACCCATCGCGAAGTCGCGGTAGGCTTTCAGCACCTTGCGTTTGTTGGCCACGTCATCACGGATGCGGGCGACGAAGTTCGGCACGTCTCCGTATTGCGCCAGCACGGTAGGCGCTGACTTCTCGCCGATCCGGCCAACGCCGGGGATCTCGTCCGATTGATCGCCGACTAGCGCCTTGCCCTGAACGAAGGCCACCGGCGTCAGATAGCCCGTGTTCTCCGCAAAGGTGGAGGCGTGGACCATTCGGCCATCCTTGTGATTGACCCAGGTCACGCTTTCGCCGATCAGCTGTTTCCAGTCGTGATCGCCGGTGACGAGGAACGTCTGAAAGCCCTTTGCGTTGTATTGGCGGACCATGTAGCCGGCCAAATCGTCGGCTTCGAAGTCTTCGGCATAGATCGAGGGAACCCCGAGCAGGCCGAGGCCGCGCTTGATGTCTTCGCGTTGATCGCGGAAACAGGCACGCATGTGTTGCAGACGGGGGTCTGGTTCTTTGCCGCGCTTGGCCTTGTAGTCGGGGAACAGCTCGTAACGCCACTTGGCCTTGCCGTCCCATAGCAGCACCGGACGGGCCTTGAGATCACGCACGTAGCGTCGCACCGAACGCAGGCATCCGAAGATGGACTGCACTTCGCGGTCGCCGACGGTGAGCTTCGTCCCATCCTGTGCTGCGTAACCAATCGCGTGACTGTCGAACAACAGTTGGCGCATGGAAGAGTCTCCAGAAAAAAGGGGCTCCGCAGAGCCCCTTTCGGATGGGCGGGATCAGATACCGTCGAGACCGTCGAGAATGTCGTCCAGATCATCAGGCACGCCGGCAATCTCATCGGCCAGGTCTTCGGCGGGCTTCGGTGCCGGCTTGGCTTCCGCCTTCGCTTTGGGCGTTGGCTTCGGCTCATCGACTTCGAACGGCACGTCGTCCTCGACCAGCTCGCCTTCGATCTCGCCCTCGAGATCAGCCAGCTCACCTTCCAGATCGGCCGCCAGGTCTTCGTCGGGCTCGGATGCTTCGTGCAGCAGCGCAGCGCCACCCGCAGCTCCCGCACCCGCAGCGGCAGCAGTCGGCGGTGTCATGAAGGCGCCCGTCGTTCCGGTCTTCACGGACGAATGTGTCAGCGCGACCGGAGCAGCCAGACCGGTGACAGCCGTGACGGCACCCGTCGCCTTGAGCAGACCTTGATCCGATTCCTGGGAGCAGTAGGCATTCAGATCGGTGACGGCGGCCACGTCATAGGTGACTTCCGTCGCCTTCGGTGCGGTGGATACGGAGTATTCGGTATCGAGGCCGGAACCGGTTTTTGTGACGAAGAAGTCGTGACCTTCCTTCGGATCGAGCATGTTGACGTCGTCGTCGGCGAAGGTCGTGATCTGCTCGACCATTGCGTCGAACACGCCAGAAGGCAGTTCGATGACTTGCGGCTTGTTGGGCTCTTCGCCATCACGAACCAGACCGTTGACGAGCACGCGAGCGGTCGACTTGGCCTGACCCAGCAGCTTCTCCATGCTGGTGTTGCCGGTATCCTTGGATGCCCGGATGCCTTCCCAGATCGCGGAACAAACCGGGCAATCACGCTGGTAGGTCTTGTCGGCGCAGATGTAGACGGCAGCCAGCTTGTTGTCCTTGTCCTTGACGTAGTGCATGCCGAAGTCATGCCAGAACGTGTTCGGATCGGTCGGATTCCAGCCCGGCAACAGACGAACGCGGGTCTTGCCGGTGGGGAAGCGGAAGGGACGGATGAACTGAGCCTTTTTCGCGGCCTGATCGGCTTTGCGCTGACCCATGCGGGCTTTCAGGTCGGCCAGTGAACTTGTTGCTGCCATTGGTGAATCCTCAGTGATATCGAGCCGCTGATAGCGGCGTTGTCGGTGGTATATCGAGCCGCCGATAGCGGCATTACTGCATGGTAAGTAAGTTATGACTTACTACTAGAGGAATAAGAAAAGACCGATTCTTAGCCCTCTGACTCTTCCATAGTCTGCTCGCGCTTGGACTGGCGTTCGAGTCCTTCCAGCATCGCCTTGCGCTCTTCCGCACGAGCGGCCGGAACGGCGCCACCCTTGAAGTCTCCGCGCATGACGGCCTGCTCCAGATGATGCTTGGATGCCTGCACGATCATGTCTCGCCGCTGGCGAAGGGCTTCGAGAGCGGTCTTCGACAGGTTGAAGACGAGGATCGAGCGATTGTAGTCGCTGAATGCCTTGAGACGGCGATCGTGACTCTGCACGTATTCCGTCACCGTGCCCTCAGTGACCTTCACGCCGGACTTCGGCAGCTCATCGCGAGCTTCCTTGCCCAACTCCGCCTCGACGATCGCAAGACGGTTCTTGAACGCATTGCTTTGGTGTTCAGCGCGGGCTGCGAGAACGCCATAGCGGACGTAGAGCGCGGCCTGGCTCGCCCACATCGCATCGAGATCGGTGGCGTTGAACGCGACATCGGCCTTGAGCTGGTGAGCATCGATCAGGTTCTGAACTTCACTCGACATGGATTGCTCCGGTGGTGATTCGGAACACTCGCGTTCCGACATCTTTAGCTTATACATGAAGCGATGGTAAGTCATTACTTACTTACTGGTATGAGTAAATTCATTCTCATTACAATGGTCTAATGTAAGTGTATGGTTATACTGACCAAACAGTCCAACTAAGCTAGCCATGAGCCTTTGCGACGTTCGCCAAATCAACCTGCGCCGCCTGATGGTTGAGCGCTTTGAGGGATCACAGACGCGGTTGGCCAAAGCGGTTGGTCGCAGCGCTGGCTACATTTCTCGTTGTCTATCTCAGGGTCAGCACCGCAAGAAGATCGGCGAGACGCTGGCGCGAGACATCGAAAAGCAAATCGGCCTCGAGAATCGCTGGCTGGATGCTAATGCCGATGAGCAGCAGATCAGCGCTTTTTGGCATTCGCACGTCGAGGTGCCCCTGATGATCGAGTGTCAGGTCTCTGAACAGTCGGGCATCTTCAAAGTGGTCAACTCGATGGAAACCGCCTCTGTGCCGCTCAGCGTGCTTCACCAGCGTCAGCTGAGTCGAAGTCAGGTTGCGGCAGCATCGGTCCCTGGTAGCGTCTTCTCGCCCTTTCTGGAGCGGGTCATGATCGTCATCGATCAGGGCGACACGTCTCACCGAGAGGACAAGATGTTCGCCATCGATCATGAGGGCGTCTTGCAGGTGAAATATCTACAGCGGATGCCCGGCGGTCGGCTGCGATTGAAGGCTTCGATTTCGGCTCGACAGGAGTCGCCCGATGTCGAACTGGAGGCCGACTGGCCAGAGCGAGTGCGAGTGCTGGGTCGCTTGGTGTGGCTGATGGCCGACGTGGCTTAGTCAGTCTCTTCGGGGGCGGGCTCGGGGAATTCGAATGGCTCGGGAAAGGGATCGTCGTCGAAAGGCTCGGGAAAGGGCGGCTCGACGATGTCGATGTCGTCACAGCCATCATGATCTCCGGCGATGGCGGGTAGCGGCATGAGTCCTGCCCCGATAAGCAGGACAGAGGCTCCGAGGATCAGCGTAGCAATCCACTTCATGGCTATGATTCCCCCTAAACGAAGAAAGCGCCCGAGAGGGACGCTTTCAGAGATCAATTCGTTTATTGCCGTGTGCTTCGTCGGGTGACGCGAATGGCCCAAAACCCTGCGATGCCGATGAAAAGCAGGAAGGGCGAGGCGATCAGAAGCGTGGTCATGATTGGACCTCCTGTTCCGGTGAGTCCGGTTTCGTGACTTGCTTGGCATCTATCTTAGCCACTAGGCAGTGTAATACCAAGCCCAGGGAGAGACAGCCGGTTCCGAGGGTGACGCCGACGAAGGCGTTGAAGTTCGAACCTTCCGCATTGCTGATCCAGCCACCCATGATGCTCAGCGCAATCAGCGTGCAGCCTACCGCTTTCGACGAATCTGCAATTCGATCGACCAGCGTGTAACGCGCTGGTGTTGTCTCCTTGCTGATCTCTTCGTTGAAAAACCGTCGCACCTTCTCGCAGTCGACGTCCCTGAACCATTCCCAATTGCTGCTCATGTTCCCCGCCTTATCGTTTTGATTCTTCGAGGATTGTAACTGTTCCGCAAACGGGGTTCATGTTGGATCGTAGCCTGGCATCCAACCCTCGCCGTTGAGCTTGGCGCCTTCCAGATAGGAAACCCACTCCCAACGTCCCTCTAAGAGCTGATCAATCTCCTGTAGCCGTTCAACGATCGGCAGGGTCGAGCGATACTCGCTGGCGAATTCTTCGCCAACCATCACACTCGTTGTGCCCATGCCCGCGTCGATCCAGATATCGTGTCGATGGGTTTTGAAGCCTTCGAGCTGACTGCGCAGAAAATCCAGAAACTTGAACGCCATCTCCCGGTGGACCTGCTCGATGCGTTCACCCAGTTCCTTCTCCAGCGCCTCGTAATGTTCAAGGCTCTCTGTGCGGTTGAGCGATCGGCTGGTGGTGCCTCTGAGCGTGCTTCGGCTATAGCAGCGCTTGGCGCCAGTTTTACGGTCTTGAATGTGAGGGAAGTCGAACGAGTCGACCGAACCATACGAGCTCATGGTTTGATTCTCTTCTCGAACCGACAGGAGGCAATGATCGCAGCCATCATGACCGTGCCACCGACAATTCCGATCGCTAGAGCATGATCGAGTTGATGTCCGGTCAGCGGCCAGACGATTGCGCTGATCAGAGCGGCACACCCAGCCCGGCCGATGAGATCAACGATGATCCAACCGAGACGTCTCATAGCGGCCTCTCCCGACGTCGATGAAGAATGTTACGGGCGATGCGGCAGCGGATTCGGTCCCTGACCTCAACGTTTGTAGGGTGGTCGGTGATCAGAAGAATCAACAGTTCAAACTGTCGATGGCCGGGTCGCTCGTTCCAACCTTTGAAGATGACCAAGGCATTACTCTCGTCCATGTCGCGTCGGTTGGGCCGACCATTGATAGCACTATGAATATTGAAGCGCATCAATAGTTGAGCGTAATCATCCGGCATCTGCCGCTTGATGCGTAGAATCGCCAGATGGCGACGCTGATCTTTGGTCATGACGACGGGCATGACTCTTTCTCCGTGAGTGGCCGGCGAAGCGCTGCGCCCAGCACTGGGAAGCGCTGATGATTGGCGAATCGCCCTTCGACGATATCCGCGGTCATCCACTGGATACCGGTAGGTGATTCATAGGATGACCACACTCGGCGCTGATCCAGGTGGAAGCGGTGGCCATAGTGCTGACTGACTTCGACGACATAGCCGAGTTCTTCGGCCAGGTTGATTTCAGATTGTGTGGCGTAGGGCATATCGGTTTCTCGAATTGCGCTGTCGTTTGTGGACAGCGCTAGTGTCAGATGCGGATTGAAGGGGGTGGAATCAGAGTCCAGCGGCTTCGATGGCCTTGCGAATGCAGCCCTCGAGGTCAACGGTCATCTCGGGTTTGAAGAACAGCATTCCCTGGTTGAATCCGTAGATGACGGTGCGATCGTTCTTCGGGTCGTAGATGCTTTTGCCAGCGAGTTCAGCGGGTTTCTTCTTGCTGTCATCGGCGACCAGACGGGTGACAAGCGAGCCCATCGTCACGATCACCGGCGGGTTCAGCACGTCGATCTCGCGCAGCAGGTATTCCGAGCACTTGCCGATGTCAGTCGTCTCGAACTGACCGTCCTTCTCCTTCACGAATTTCATGAGGGTGGTGTAGTAGACGTCGGCGTGATCCAGACCCAGGCGATGCGCGGCGGTCGTCCACGACAAATAGGGCTTGCCGGATAGCAACTTTCCCTCGATCTCGTCGCTCCAGAGCGGAGCGTCGAAGATCACCATGATCTTTGCCCGCTTGCCGATCTTCGGAACGCTGGTCCAGCGGTCGTGATAGTGACGGCTGTAGTCGTTCACCACGCTCAGAAGACGTGCCTCGACCGACTTGTCGATGGTCATGTCGCGCTCGATGGTGGCGACCTTCTGGAGCACGCCAGGCATCAGCGTGAGCTGGTCTTTGAGACGTGAGGAATCCGTGGCCGACGGTGTGCCGGGCTCGATCGATGCGAATGCACCGACGAGATCGAGATGGCGCACGACACGCACGTTCACGATCCGGCGGTTGACCGCCATCGAGAATTGGTCTCGGTCGGTGAACGATCCCCCGGCCGTCTCTCGCGCCTCCATAATCGCTCTTGCACCCTTGTCGCTGATGTTGGCGACGGCATTGAGCGGGGCGACCAGCGTGTCCCTTCCGGTGGTGGGATCGGTATAAATCTCGTAGCGGTCGGTCGATGTGTTGATGTCGGGCGGGCCAATGGAAATACCTCGCTTTGAGGCATCCGCGACGAGGCCGGGGATGCGGTCGGAGTCCATGACGGAAAGACAGGAGGCGAAGAATTCTGCGGGGTGGCGGACCTTCAAGAACATGGTCCAGTAGCTCAAAATGGTGTATTCGACGGAATGCGAACGGTTGAAGCCGTAGCCGGCGAACTTCTCGATCTTGTCGAACAGATCGGCAGCAGCTTCCTCTTCCATGCCGGATTCGCGCATGCAGCCGTCGACCCAAAGATCACGCGACTTGGCCATTTTTACGGCGTCTTTCTTGCCCATCGCGGAGCGCAGCGCGTCAGCTTCGGCCATGGTGAATCCGGCCAACGCCTGGGCGGCCTGCATGACGTTCTCCTGAAAGATGAAAACGCCTTGGGTCTTCTCCAGCGCGGGCACCAGTTTCGGGTGAGGATAGGTGGGCGCTTCGAATCCCTTTGTCACGTTGACGTAGGTCTCGAGCATGCCGGATTCCATTGGACCCGGACGATAGAGCGCCGACGCCGCGACGAGGTTTTCGAAGTTCAGGCAGCCGATGAACGCCAGGTCTTTGAGCAAGCCCTTCATGCCGCCGCTTTCGAACTGGAAGACCGCAGTGGTTTGACCCAGCGAGAACGCCTCCAGCACGTCCGGCAGATCGAGCGACACGTCGAGTAGGTCGAGGTCTTTGCCCTTGCGTGCCTTCACGCGCTCGACGGTCTGTTGGATGACGTCCAGGTTGGAAAGTCCCAGGACGTCCAACTTGACCATGCCCATGTCTTCGCAGACGCGCTTGTCCCAGTTGACCACTGGATCGAGGGTTCGCGACTCGATGACGGCCATCTTGATCAGCGGCTGACCCCCGACGATGACACCGGCGGCGTGCTGTCCGAATGAGCGCATCGCCCCGGTGAGCGCGATGGAGTGGCGCCACAGATCAGGATTGGCGCTGGCATAGCTCTCGATCTCCGGCACCGCCTCGCGAGCCTGTTCGAGTGTCACGTCATCGGGGATCTTCTTGGAGACGGCCAGATCGAACATCGACAGGCCGTGAACACGCCCCACGTCGCGCAAGGCAGATGCGCAGCCGAGCTGCGAGTAGTTGGTGATGCCGGCGACACGATCCGCGCCATACTTCTCGCGCAGGTAGATCACGATCTCGCCGCGCCGCGACGACATGAAGTCGAGGTCGATGTCGGGCAGATCGAGTCGATCCGGGTTGATGAATCGCTCGAACAGCAGGTCGAAGCGGATGGGGTCGACATCGGTGATGCCGAGTAGATACGACACCAGCGATCCGCCGACCGATCCGCGGCCGGGGCCAACAAGAATGCCGCTCTCCTTGGACCAGGTGACGAGGTCACGAACCAGAAGGAAGTAGCCGGCAAAGCCCATCGTTTTCAGCACCGACAGCTCATAGGCCAGGCGGTCGCGATAGAGGGGGAGTTCCGTCGTGTCGGGCTTGTGGCCCATGACCGGCTTGGAGAATCGCTCCTTGAAGCCGATCTTGGCCAGACGCACGAGTTCGGCATCCTCGTCATCGCAGAGCTTGGGCAGCGAGATCGGCAGCTTGTGCCACTCATACGTGACCGCGTCCTCGATCACCTGATGATGACGCAGCATCTGGCTCGAGACCTTGAGGTCCATGCGCTGGCTGAATGCCTTGAGTGCATCGGCCAATTCACAGACCCGTTTCGGATGCAGATCGCGGGCAAAAGGCTTCTTGACGAAGGTATTATCGATGGTCGAGTTTTCAGCGATCACGCGGTAGATGTCGCGACTGTCGGCTTGTCCCTCGAGGTAAAAACACGGCAGATAAGCGATCACCGGCAGGTCGTGTTTCTCTGCATACGCCAGCACGCGTGCGCTGTGCTGATCGTAATAAGGAGTCTCGATCGGTTGGATCGCTAGAACGCTCAATTCTGCGTTCTGAGCGCTGGGAAGCTGTGAAGCGATGTCGTCATAGTGCGGAGTGTGAAACACGCTCATAGCGTCACTGTTGAGCGATACCAGGTTGCCGCGCTGAATGACCTCTTCCAGGTCTGCGAATCCGACTCGGGCACGATAGTAGAAATACTGGCTGGAATAGGCCCGCGACAGCAGTTCGAAGATATCGCCGAGACCTGCATCGTTTTTGATGATGACATCGTGAAACGTCTCGGGATTAGGCTTGTCCTCATGGGTCTCACCTTTTTTCGGCTTACGATGCAGCGGGTCCGGCACACAGCGAACGCGGACACCGATCAGTGGCTTGACGCCAGCCTCCTTGGCCGCTTTGGAGAAGTCGATCATGCCGCTGATCTGCATGGTGTCCATCAGGCAGGCGGCGGAGTATCCAAGCGACGAAGCCAGCGCGATGATATCGGCCGGCTTGAGCATACTTTCGCCTACGCTGAAATGGCTTCTCCCGAAAAGAATCATGGTTCTCGTGCCTCGATATTGAGCGTTACGGTGAAGCGCGACACGTCGATCCAGCCAAACAATCCACCCAGCGCCAGGGCGCGGCTCACTTCAACGCTGGCCGCCGAGCGACTGACGCCTTGGTCATCGATCAGCATCTGAACCAGGTCGGCCTTGCGTGAGTGGGTTTTTGCTATCAGGGAATCGAAAATGCGGATCGCGGCGGTGCGTGTGCGGTAGGGAGTCAACGGGTTGACGCCTTGCAACAGTTGCAATCTGGCGTCTTCCACGCGAAAACCCTGTTGATGCAGTCGATAGGCCATACCCTTGATCTGATCGGAAACTGGCGAGCGTTGAATCAGGTCGATCAACGACTCGTCGAGGTCCGGCATGGCGTATTCGATAGCAAGGAAAGTGGCTCTCGCCCCTGGGCGAATCACCCGAGTCGATGCAAGGGCGAGTGAGTGACATTCGCTAATGCGGGAGCAGGAGCGGCAGGCTTGGGAGGCAGGATTGAATGTCACTGCGCTCCCAAAGCACCCCATGGAGCTAGAGGGTGCCGCCTGGGTCATGAAAAGACTCGCTCTGCGAGTTCACGGGCCGCGATCGCAGAGGCGCCCGGCAGCTTGTTGACGAAGGCGCGATCCAATCCAGCGCGGAAGTCGCCTCCGAAGAGACCGCCGACTTTGGCAGCGTGGAGCAATTCACGCGGGCCGATGGTGTTGGAGATTTCACCCCGGTCGTAGGAATTACGGACCCGAGTGGCGAAGTCGACCAGATTGTTGGCCATCTCGCGCTTGATCAGCGCCTTCTTCTCCAGAATGTCTGCCTCGTCTTCCGGGTCCAGATAACCCACCTTGGAGACGATGCCGTAGCGCGAGTAGTTGGCCGCGTTCTGGACGTTGGTGCCCTGATACAGACCCGTCTCGTCACCCGATCCGTTGGTGTTGCCGGTCGCGACGAATCGGAACTGCGGATGCGGATCGATTCGTCGCCACTCGGGCGGAGCTTCCTTGATCAGCAGGGCGTTGCCTTCCAGCACGGGCTGATAGACGCCCAGCACCTGCGGGAACGCGAAGTCGTATTCGTCAGCCAGATAGACCCAGCCGTGCTTCATGGCCAGCGCCAACGGTCCCGGCTGAAAGTAGGTGCCTTGCTCATTCGCGAGCGTGGTGCCGAGAATGTGGGCTTCTTCCGTATTGGCCGTGTGCTGGATACGAATCAGCGGACGGTTGGTGTTCGCGGCATACTGCTCGAACAGTGAGGTCTTGCCGGTGCCAGCATGGCCCCAGAAGTAAGCGGGGATCTCGAAGTCGAAAGCGGCGATGCAGTCGCGCAGCAGGAAGCGGTCCCAGATGAAGTTTTCATCGATGTCGGGAACCATGTCCTGCCACTCGTGCTTCTCGAACACCTTGACCGGGATTGACGCTGCGCTGCCGGCGTTCTTGATGTTGGCGATCAACTTCATCACGTCGGCGGTGATGATGCGGTAGTCGTCGGAGCGTGCGCGCAAGGGGACCACGCGAGACGTCGCTTTTGTCGCCGCGTCACCGACACCGGCCATGTTCGTCTGGACGGTCGATTCGCTTTCCTTCTCGGCACGACGCTTGCGAACGGCATCCTTGGCGATCTCGGACAGCAGCGGGGCGCCGGGATAGCGGTCCTTGTATTCGTCGAGGCTGACGTCCGGGTGACTCTTCTTGAGGTAATTCTGAATCACATGAACCGCAGCACCGTCGATCTGGCAGTAGATTTTGCCGTCGGGCGCGTGCGTGTCGTAGGGCAGAGCGTCAGTGGAGTCGGTAGCGCTGGTGGTCATGATAGTTCCTCGTTAGAAACAGGTAAGTAAGTAATGACTTACTCATGAAAGTATAAGCGAATCGCACTGGGTGCGAAACGCTCAAGGGTGGTTAACTCAGAAGAATTCGCGACATCTCGGTCATGACTTTGGCAGGCAGTTCCGAGACGTCCTCCAACACCATGGACTTGGGGTAATACTCGGTCACGGCGTCGGTCTCGATGCCGATCCCCAGTGTCTCGATGCCCCGCGCTTCCGCCTCCGCAATCACTTTTTTGAGGTGCAGTTCCTGGCGTTTGTCACTGATGCCGTATGAGGTGTGGACGCTTCCACATGCCGGCCGGCCGTCGGACAGAACGATGAGCACCTTGCGCTCTTCGGTTCGTCTGGCGAGCATGTTGGCCGCGATCTCCACCGACTCGCTGTCGGCGTTGGAGCGTAAGTCCATCAGCGGGATCGAAGCGATGCTGGTCTCGACGTCGGGCGTCATGCGCTCTTCGAAGGTCTTGAAAATCGGCATTAGCAATGGCTCGGTGCGATCGAAGCCACCCTCGAAGTTTTCATCCTCTTCGACCAGCTCTTCCAGCTGACGCTTGGCCTCGTAGTGAAGGTCCAATTCATCCTTGGTGGTGAACCCCACGACCTGCGTGGCAACGTTGATGCGGTCGAGAGACGAGACCAGGGCATAGGCTGCTTCCGAGGCGATGACGATGCGGTCGCGATAGGTCATCGAGCCCGAGCAGTCGATCAGCAGCAGAACCGCCGTGTTCTTGGTCCTGATCTCTTCCTTGCGGCGAAACACTCGGGTGTCGCCGGTCTTGAGCTTGTAGAGATTCGCCGAGTGCAAGCGGCCTGATTTGAATCCCGGCACGAACATAGAGCGGTTCCGTGCCGACATCAGGCGTTCGAGCGACTTGGCCATGACTCCGATGCGCTCCTGGTTGTGCTCACGAAGTTCGCCCTTGCGTTTTTTGGCTACCTCAACGAGACGACTCGGGACGACGTGCTTGCCGATGAAATCGTTGGCGTTGGAGAAGGGCGTATACCCCTGGCTCGACAGAGACTCCTTGGCGCCTTCGGTGATGACCTGCTCCAGTGCGGCATCGAACGACGTGGTGTCTTCGATGGCTTCGTCCAGCGTGCCATGAGACTCCATTTTTCCGTCACTGTGACCGGTCTTTCCGCCGGCAGAGCCTTCCGATTTCTCTAGGTCTTTCTCGGTGCCGGTCATGCCGTTGTCGTAGGGCTCGGCGTCGTCTTCTTCGTCATCCTCTTCACCGTCTTCGTCTTCCGAGTCGCCCCAGCCGTCGTCACCTTCACCATCGCTCTCGTCAGACTCGGTATCGCCGTCGTCAGCCTCTTCATCGCCCTCATCGCCGTCATCAGCGGCGTTGGCGTCAGACCCGTCATCATTCATCGTGGTATCCGCGGCCCCTTTGGGCTTCTCGGCGTCTTCGTCTTCTGCCTCATCATCGACATCAGTTTCGTCGTCTTCGGAGTCGGTGCCGGACCCTTCGTCCGATTCCTCGCCTTCCTCGTCAGAGCCTGATCCTGAACCTTCATCGCTTTCCTCGGCATCATCGTCACCGGAGCCAGCGCCTTCGCTTTTGGATTCATCCTTGGCATCGGATTTCCCAGACTCATCCCCTGCGCCACCGCCGGAGGCTTCATCATCGAAGATGCGATCGCCAGGTGATGACGGACTCTCACCCTTGCTCGGAGCACTGGTGGATTTCGACTTGCCTTTCGATGGCATCGAGCTTCCAGAGCCGGAATCTTCATCGTCGCCGTCTTCCGATTCAGCCTCTTCCTGCTCCTTGCGGCGCTGCTCTTCTTCCTCCGTCTCGCAGTTGGCCAGAATGTCGCGGATGGTGTTCGCGATCTTCAACGCCTGGAATGAGCTATCCACGCTGCGCAGCTGATCCGAAAGCGGCTCCAGGTTCTCGTAGACGATTGGAATCAATTCCCACTTGTCCGTCATGAACTCGATGGCTGCTTCGTGACCAGCGAGAGCACGAAGGGCAGGGCATGCGAGGGCGTGAACGAAGTATCGAGCCTGACTGATCGCCCCATCTGCCTCGCGGAACTGCTCGATGGTTGCGTCATAGCGCCGCTGGAAGAAATGCTTGACGGCGAATTCCAGGGTCGCATCGATGTTCCGGGTAGCGCCTGCGAAGGCTTCCTTCATCTTCCGCTCGATAAAGGTGTCTTCGACGATGTTGTGCATGTTGGCGATGCGTTCATCGTGGGCGCGCATGATGATCTTGGAATCGGAGAACAGCAGATGGCCGACTTCGTGATCGATGAAGCCTTTGATCGCAACGACCAGCTCAGGTGACGACTTGTCACTTATCATAGGAATGTTTACGCGCACCGGTTCGAGCGTCCTGGTGTCGTATTGGACATACGCCTTGAGTCCGGCCTGCGTCACCTTCACGCCCTTGTTGGCCAGGAGCTTCACCACGATGCTCATGGCATCGCGCATTTCGCTGATGTTGATGTGGTGAGTAGTGCTGAGGTCGGTCATGGGAGCGCTCGTGTTTTCGTGTTATGTCAATGATGATTTATGACTCGCAGGGGATCATCCGAACTTCTTATGGTTAAGTAAATACTTACTTACCCTTTTGGCGATAAAAAAAGGACAGGGCGCGTGGCGGCATCCTGTCCTGCTCGTTGAAAATCATATTCTTTTTGAACTGGCTTTCATCGTAGATCGAGAAAAAATTGAGTCAGGCGGCTCTGACCAAGGTGATGGATGCTGTGGCGCCGGTCAGGGCGTTATAGAACAAACATCGTTGATCTGCGGTGAAAATTAGCTGACATGCCGAGTCTGGCTCAACAATTTGTAGACCCTCTGCACCTTCCTGCGCCTCAAAGGCGGTCGCGAAGAACTCTTCTTGTGTTAGCGGGGCAACCGAGTGAATCATGTGTCACTTCCATTGAGAGGTGAGAACAGGGTAAGCAACTGCTTACCTAACGGCTCTTATAGTAATGGGCGAGATTCATCATGGTCAACTGAAATAGTCACGAATCTTTGCATCAGACAAACAATTCCGTAACAGTGCGTCGCGCCCCGCAGACACTCATACCCAGGGGTATTAGCTCCTAATACCTAGGAGTGATTTTTAGACAATCCCTGCACCCAAGAGTCAGTAACTATTGACTTACTAACTAGCAGGTATAAGAATTGATATAGCTGACCGGGAGGGAAAGACGATCAGCACCAATTCTAAAGGCGAGTAATATGGCGAACCCAACTCCATCCAGCGATGTGAAGCGAAACCCGTTCGGGGATTACTTTGAAGAGCGTCAGCTCAAGATGGGTCTGACCAACCGAGAAATGGCCTCTCATCTCGGCTACAAGAACGCGAACTTCATCAGTATGGTGAAGTCTGGTGCGACCCGGTTCCCACTAATCAAATTGGCTCAGGCTCGCGCTCTGTTGGATGCGGACATGGTCAAACTGTTCCAGCTCTACATCGACGCTTACATGCCAGAGACGAGATCGCTATTCGATCAGATTCTCTCAGAGAAAACGCAGGTCACAGCCAATGAGCTTGCTGTCCTCGAGGTCTGGCGCACAGCTACCGACTATAAAGACCCTGCAATTACCCAGAGCAAGGATAATGTCGAACGCGTGCTAGAAAAATTTCGGGAGGCCACTGCCGATCTTTGA